TGCCGCAGTCCGGCGGATGGGCTTCTTCGTTCAACTCACTGAAGCCATCGCCGAGCGCCAATCGCTCCTGATGACGGGTCTCGACCCCAATCCGGAGATGTTGCAGAGCTGGGCGTTGCGCCATGGGATGGGCAATCGCTCCTTCCTGAGCCAGGCACGCCACTGGATCAAGGCCGTGGTGGAGGCCACCAGCCCGCATGTGTGCGCGATCAAAGCCAGCCTGCGCAAATTCGGTCAGCAAAAGCCCATCGTGGTGGACGCGAAAGGGATCGTGCTCGCCGGCAACGGCACGCTGACCGCAGCGCAGGAACTTGGCTGGACTGAGATCCAGATCGTGCGGACCGAACTGGCGGGCGTTGAGGCCACGGCGTTTGCCATCGCGGACAACCGGACGGCAGAGCTGGCGGAGTGGGAGGAGGACAAGCTCTCGCAGGTGCTGCAATCGCTTAAGGTCGAGGACGCGGATTTGCTCGCGGCGACTGGCTACGATGCGGCCGAGGTGGACAAGATGAGCAAGGCGGAAGTCACGAAGGACGAGGTGCCGGAACCACCGGCCGAACCGATCACGAAGCCGGGCGACCTGTGGCTGCTGGGCGAGCATCGGCTGTTGTGTGGGGACTCGACAAAGCCGGAAAGCTTTAAGATCCTGATGGCGGGAGAGCGCGCGCCCGCATTATTTTTTGACCCGCCGTGGGACGCCCCCCTGCCCCCTCGGGTGACTGATTGCGGACAGGCGGGAGTATTCGAGTCTGTGCTCTGTTTTGGGGACGGAGCGGGGGCCGCGCGGGTGCTGCAACTCGGGTTCGGCCTACCGGCGTGGGTGTTCGCGTGGGATTGCGTGACATCCTGGTACACCCCTAATCGCCCACTACGTCGGATGAAGCTCTGCTTTTGGTTCGGGGATGTGGCGCGGTATGATCCTGAAGGGGCGTTTTACGGGCAACCAGGCGTAGCTAAAACCGTTACAAATACCCGGGGGACTTACGATTACCTCCCGGACGCTCGGGGCAAACACCTCTCGGATGTGTTTGTGCAGCCTATTACACAGCTACACGCCGAGGGGGATCACTCCCACTCAAAGCCGATTGATTGGGTCAGAATGCTGATTGCGAATTGCACCTCATCAGGCATCGTCCTCGACCCTTTCGCCGGATCCGGGACATGCCTAATCGCCGCCGAGCAACTAAACCGCAAGTGCTACGGCATTGAGATCTCGCCAGCCTATTGCGACGTCATCGTGCAGCGCTGGGAAAACCTCACCGGCAAAAAGGCCGTGCTCGATAAGCCGACGACATGACCGAGCCCGAGCAATCACCGAGCGAAATCCTCGCCCGCCGCAACGTCCAAAACATCGCGGTCAAGCTCAAGGCGGGCAAGACGCTTACGACATCGGAGCGGAAGGCGCTCAATGAGTTTCAATCGGAGCAGGCCGACGGCTGGATAAAGGACACAACCACGCTCGCGAAGGAACTCGGCTTGTCTCGTCAGGCTATATACGACGCCCGAAATCGCTTCCCGAACGCACCCAAGAAGCACGAGGACGGGCGGCGCGAGAACCTCGCAGCGTGGCAGCAGTTTTGCGCGGAGAACGTCATCGGCAAGGACACGGCCACAAAGAACCTAGCAGACCTCAAAGCCGACCTCATGCGCGAGCAAATCCGGCTTGCGCGGTCGAAGAACGAACGCGAGGCCGGCGACGTGATCGACCGCGAAGTCGTCGAGGCGATGCTCGTAACTCTGGGTCAAAAGCTGAACCTACTTCTGCGCCTCAAGCTGGAGGTCGAACTCGGGCCGCGAGGCGTCGGCATGAACGCGGCGGAACTGAACGTCGAGGGCGGCGTGATCCTGCAAGAGATCCGCGAGGTGATTAACGCTAACATCGCGACCTTCGAGGCCGAGGCGCTGGACAAATCTCGCGCGTGACCATGCTACGATTGCAAGTCATTTGCTTTTTCTATAACGAGGAAACGCTCGCGCGATTATTCGTGCAGCACTACGCATGGGCCGACGAGATCCTGGCGGTCGTCTCGCGGTCAGTGGATCGCACCCGCGAAGTGCTCGAAGCCGCGCCGAACGTGCGCATTCTGGACTTCGAGTTTCCGGCCGGCATGGATGACCGCATTAAAACCGACAAGGTCAACGCGCTGCTCGCCGAACCAACGTCATTCGACTGGAAGATTGTCGTGGACGCCGACGAGTTCATCTGGCCGTGGAACAACGCTAGGCCGCAGAGCTATCTTGCGAGCGTTCCCGATTGCGTTACCATCGTCGAAGCGCGGATGCGAAACGTCTTCCGCCATCACTCCGAGGCCGACCTCGATCTGAATCGACCGCCCGTGCCGCAGCGCACGCACGGCGATCCAGACTATCGCTCGCTCGAAAATCGCGGCTACCAGAAGCCAATCGTGATCCGATCTGGGCACGGTATTCGCCTCGACCTCGGCAATCACCGGCAAGCTGGCGGCGCCTTCGACCATGCGTTCTGGTTCGCTGGCACGCACTGGCAGAACGCGGACCCGTCTTTTGCGGTCATTCGCCGGACGCGAGACCGTCGAGACCGGCAAAGCGCGGAGAACCTCGCCGGAGGCTACGGCTTGCAGAATCACCGAATCAGCGAGGACGACGTGCGCCAGCTCTGCGAGGCTCGGAGGGATTGTCCGAAGATTGTTCACACGTGACCGCCTCTGACATTATGAAACTAAAAATCAAAGTAAAAGCCGGCCCTTTCGGACGCTACAAGATCCACGAAACAATAGAAATCGGCGAGGATTGTGTGGTAATTGGTAAATTCTTAAAGGACACGCCAGCACGCCACGCCTACGAACTAGAACTAAAGCTCAACGGTGGGCTAACCGTGTCCCAAGCCGAAGGTCTACATGCACGCACCGGACAGCACAATGCGCCGATCTATTTTGTCGAGGTGTGGCGAGACACAGGAACACGAATCTGGTGACCGCCTCCGACGAAATCCTCATCAAACTGCGCCTCCCGCAGCCTGACCTCTCGCCGATCTACGAGTGGGCGCGGAAGCACATTATTCTGCCGGAGTCATACGCGACGCCGGGACCGTTCAACGTCCGCATCTCGCCTTGGCTCATTCCAATCTTCGACGCGCTCCAGAATCCGCTAGTGCGCCGCGTGCATTTCCGCAAGGCGGTGCAGATCGGCGGCACGCTCGTCGCGGACATCTGGGTGCCGTGGCTAATCGCGAACGACGCCGGACCGATTAGCTGGACGATGCAGACCGACGAGATGATCGACCGGCACGCCAAGTCGCGGCTGAACCCGATCTTCGATGCGTGCAAGCCGGTCGCTCGGATGCTTCCTCGCGTCGGGCCGCACCGGACGACGACCGAAATCTATTTCGGCGGATTCTTTTTTCTGCTCAATCCGGCGAACCTTTCCAGCCAGCAGTCGCAGTCGATCCGCTACAAGATCAACGACGAGATATGGCTGCCAAAGTGGCAGGAAGTGTATGGCCACGCCATCGCGCGCGTCAGTCGCTTCGAGGAAGTCGGACGCTCGAAAATCTACAACACGTCGCAGGCTCCAATCATGGACTTGGAAACCGGCAACGTAGAGGACACCTCCTACCGGCAGGGCAATCAGCAGGAGTGGAGCACGGAGTGTCCGGCGTGCCACAAAGTGCACCCGCTCGCTTTCGCGCTGGAGAAGAACGAACAGAGCGGGCTCAGAGGCGGCGTCGTCTGGGACGCAGCAGCGAAGCGCGAGGACGAAACGTGGGACGTTGCGCGGGCCGTCGAGTCCTGCCGCTTTCGTTGTCCGCATTGCGGCCACGAGTCGCCGGACACGGACACGACGCGGACTGGCTGGAAGCGCGCTGGGCGATTCGTTCCGCTGAACGCAGCGGCGCCAGCGGAAATCAAAAGTTTCCGCGTCGAAGCCGTCGTCAGTCGGCCGATGCATCTGCTCGTCGAAGAGTTCTGCGAGGCCGACAATCACTTCGTGCGCCAGGGCGACGACAAGATGAAGATTGAGTTTCGCACCAAGCGCGAAGCGAAGCCGTGGGTCGTCGAGAAAAAGGTCGTCAACCTTTTCGTCACGAAATCGGATTACACCGTCGCGCAGTTCTCAAACGGCGAGGGCATCGAGGGCGAAGTCATCCGCTTCATGGCAATCGATCGCCAGCAAGACCACTGGTGGGTCGAGATCGGCGCGTTCAGCTCAGCGACTGGGCCGACGTACAAGCAGCTCTATTTCGGCCGCATCGAGACGCGCGATCAACTGCGACAGATGCAGCACCGCTACAAGGTCCAGGACGCGTGCGTCGCGCAGGATCGCGGATATCGACCCGCCGACGTGGACCGCGATTGCGCCGACTTCGGCTGGCGCGGGATGCGCGGACACGCTCGCAAGACGTGGACAATGCGCGATGAGAACAGCGACGCGCTCATCAACTTCCCATTTTCCGAACCGCGAGTGAGCGACTATCGCGGCGGCGACGTGTACTATTACGACTGGTCGGGTGACTATTTCAAAGACGTGCTGGCGAACGCGCTGGAGAACAAAGGCGACCTCAAGTGGCTACTTCCGGCCGACGTCAATCCGCTCTATCTGGAACACCTCAAGGGCGAGTCGAAGGTCGAGATTCGCACGGGCGTCTGGGAGTGGCGCGAGGTCAAAAGTAACGCGCCGAATCACGGCTTGGACACTTCGGCAATGATGCTCTGCATGGCGACGATTGCGAACGTCATCCGCTACGCAGCGCCGAAGGAGTAAGCAGAAACTAATTTATGAAAAAAAAAATACGAACAATGTTGGGCGATAGAATTGCCGACACGCTGATGGAATTGACTGCAAAAGACCTTCTTTGGCATGATGAAATTTATGCGCATGTTAATGTTCGCTCACCCATTACAATTACAATCTCGGGCATAGATCAGAGCGATTTTCATCAATTTCAATTTGCGCGTATAATCATGGAGCAGGCTAAAGCTGGATTTGAACCAAGGAGTGACGACGGCTCGCACGTATGGGCAAATGAGCTGCGAGAACTTGCAAACAAGATTGAGAAAGCGTCAAAAAAGGCATGGAAACTTGCCGATAAGGAAGACGCTGACGCTGAGGCTGAGGCCGCAAATCACGATTTTTAGACAGAGAATCTTGGCGAACTGTGAATAAGCCGGGTTTGACGTTTCGAGCAGTGGTATGCTCGACAACCCATTTCTCGGACTGGACACCGCCACGCTGGCGAGCCTGAAGACCAAGACACTGGACGCGATTCAAGCGGTGCTTCTAAACCAGAGCTACAGCCTGAACGGAAAGAGCGTGAGCCGAGCAGACCTCAACGCGCTCAACAATATGCTCGGCAACATTCAAGATGCCTTGAACGATGCCAGCGGTACGTCAACGGATACGGTATTCGTCAGCTTTACCGGAAACTGATCTATGGACACCGACTTTTTCGACGCGTCAAAACTCATCGCGCAGAAGCCGTGGTTTGACCGCGCGCTGGAAAACATTGCGCCGACGTGGGCGTTGAAGCGCCTGGAGGCTCGCGTTCAGAAGTCGCTCTTCGAGTACAACGCTGCGCGCACGAATCGACTGTACGCTCCGAAGCAATACGGGCAGCCGGCGGAATCTTCGCAGAATCAGCGCGACCGCGTGGTCATGATGTACGAGGCGCGCGACCTGGTTGAGAATTTCCCAGAGGCTCGCGAGATTTCGCGCAAGTTTGGAAACTACCTGACGCCGCATGAGTATTCGCCGACGACTGGAGACCGGCAGTACAATCAGATCGTCAGTGATTATTTCCATGCGTGGTGCAAGACGTGCGATGTCACGGGTCGTCACTCCTTCAAGAAGCTGGTGCAGCTCGCGGCCGAGGAACGTCCGGTCGATGGCGACTGCGGCTTTGTCATCCGTCGCAGCGGCGAAGGTCTGAAGCTGCAACTGGTGCCGGCGACTCGAATCGGCAACCCGAATGAAAGTGCAGTTGCCTCGAACAACTACTTCCAAGGCATCATCACGAACGACTTCGGCCAGCCGGTCGCGTATCGTGTTTTCCGAGTCACGCGCGACGGCGTATACTTCGGCGCCGAGGACATTCCGGCGAATCAGTTCGCGCATTACTTTGATCCGTTCCGCGTGGATCAGTACCGCGGAATCACCGATTTGCATTGCGCGATACAGACTGCGCGAATGCTCCATGACATCCTGCAAGCCGAGAAGGCCGGCGTGCGGTTCTCGTCGCAGCAGGCGGCGCTGATCTTCAACGACCGAGGCACGGCGAATCCACGCAACCTTTTCCAGCCGAATCCGGCGCTGTCGCTGCCGAGCGGCCAACAGCAGAAGAACGAGCTGACCGAGGTCGGAATGATTCGGTATTTTCAGAACTCCGACCGCGTGGAGGTGATGCCTTCGCGACCGTCGCAGGCATTCACGGGTTTTGTGCAGCACCTCATGCACGAAATCGCGCTGGGCGTGGGCGTACCGGAAGGCGTCTTGTTTGGCACGCAGGACTACAAAGGACCGAGCGTGCGCGCAGAATTCGCCGCTGCTGATCGAGTATTCACGCGGCATCAAGGCGTGCTTACCGACAAGGTTCTCGATCCGATCAAGGACGCAGTCATCCTCGACGCGATTGCACGCGGCGAGATTGCACCGCCTCCGCTGCTCGCGGGCGAGACGATGGTGCAGGCACTTCGCCGAGCGATCAAAGGCGAGTGGCGTTTTCCGGCGAAGCTTTCGATTGACGTGGGCCGCGAGTCGGCGGCGAACATGAACGAGAACCGCCAGGGCGCGAAGTCGCTGCAAGAGATCGCCGCCGAGGAAGGCACCGACGCCTTCTCGCGGCTGGAGCAGATCGCAATCGAGGCCAACTTCGTGAAGGAACTTGCGGAAAAGTACGGCGTACCGGAGACGGCGATTCGCCTCACGACTACCTCGCTTCCGAGTACGCCAGCGGCCGCAGCGGCAGCAGGCGACGCG